ATAAAGCCATGATTTTTACATAGCTGTTTAAGGTGCTCGGCTACAGGCTTCCACTCATCCTTGCTAACAGGTTTAGACAAAGGCCAGTAACAATGTACTCCCCTGCCTGAATCAATTAACAGTGGTCTTGGAAGTTCAACCTTCTTACAAAATCTTTGTAGGGCTTGGAGTCCTTCTTTCTTAGTTGGATAATCTCTGCCTTCCCCGCAGTCGATGTCCATAAAGAAAGACTTTAACTGTTTTACGTTGTCAGCTACACGAGTACCACTTTCTTCAAACGTAGCTAGTGCAAAGTATGGGCTGTACCCACGAGCATCTAACTTCCGTGCTTCTTGTAGTAACGAATCATAGTCTGTATGAAACGTCTGTGGCCTGTCATTCTGTCCTAGCTTAACAGCAAATAAACAGTAGTATCCGTCTTCCCCTGTGACGTGCCGCAAAAATACTTCTGCATCCATAATACATTCCTAATTCCGAGGGTGGAGATAGCAGGGGCGCTGACGCGCCCTTTTCGCATAAAGCTAGCTAAGTTTGTGGGACTAGTCGTCCCAGTCGTCTACGATTGATGCAAGATCAGCGTCAGTCTTTTTTGGTTTCGGTGTTGCTTTTTTACTGACTTTCTTTGGCTCGGGTGCATCGCCAAACTCACCTTCAATAACATTGGTGGTAGGTTTAGCTTCAACAACCTCAAAAGGGTTATCATCTTTCTGGAATGTAAAGCCACCTTCAACCTTACCGAATGGCGTGCTAGATTCCATAGGTACATATTTAATTACTTGTACCGCTTTCAAACGTAGTGAGATTCCTGCTTCACGCATGTTATAGGGCACAAAGATTACAGCCACATTGACTGTACTGCCTGTGGTTAACATGAAATCTTCTGGTAGTTTACTCCCATTAGAGTCCACTTGTACAGGTTTAAGTGTAGCCTCTTTACCATACGCACCTTTCAACGTGGCTTTGTACACATACATACCATCGTCATCTTTGGTGAATGGGTTATCAACTTTCTCAGGCCACCCTTTTTCTTTGCGTTCTTCATACGCCTTACACATTTCAAGATACAAAGCCTTAGCTTGATCTTTTGTCATACGAAATTTAATCTCGTATTTAGCACCATCGTCAAACGCGGTACACGGTACAGTGCGATTTTCTGCGTTATCAAAACGGTATGGTTTATTAATACGAGGCCAAAGAGCCTCAACGTTTTCTATAATATAACTGCTATTTGTATTAGCCATAATTAATTTACCTTAGTTTGCATTTATATCAAACCCGCCTTCCACTTTACCGAATGGTGAGGGTTCACTCGTTACAGGTACGAAAGATGTTATTGCACGTTTTGTATCTTCGTGCGTAACCATACCCGCCAACTTTATACCCACATCAGACTTAACTGTTCGTACAGGTTTAAAATAAAGTTTTGGAACAACACTATCCTTATCGAAATATATATTCGTAACGACAGCAAGAACTGATGTATCGTGTGCAGACAAGTGACGAGCATATTCTTGCATGCCCATGTTACCGTCTTTCGCTCTACCAAATATTGAACTGGCAGGTATCTGCAACTGATACACCTCATCGAGGTTTCCCTCAAAGACAATAGCTAGCCGTTGTTGAAACCGACAAGCCCTACCACCATTCTCACCAGAACCACGGACATTTTGCGTACAATCCATACACCTACGTGCTTGCACGTTATCCTCTGGTACATTTTGAGATGGTCGTTGTGTGTCGTCAGACCAACATTCAGGTGCAGTAGACTTATTAGGGTCGAACTGATTACCAAAATATGATCTTGATACACTTGCAGCATTCACAATGACTACGTCTACACTATCGTATGGTAAGACTTCTTGTTTACCATCTTCAATTAGTGTGAACTGACCACCGCGTATGCTTAGCCTTCTCACTAGAAATCCTCATCTAGCATGTCAGCACCAAAACTAAACTCTTCAACAGGTTCTTTAACCTCTTCCGATGCGTCTTTGTTGGTACTCAAAAAGGCGTTTTCAATCCCTTGAAGGTTATAGCGATACGTGTTACCGATCTTTACATACAACTCGTCGGGTATCTTCCCCTGCCGTAGCCACTGGCGTACAGTGTGAGGCGTTACGCTAAACCGTTCGGCAACTTCACCGATTGGAACAAAATTATCTGACATTACTTTCTCCTTACTGAAACAACGTATTCAGAATCTACGTTGAGACCTTTAGGTACAAGGTCTGGGTTTTCTTCCAAGTATTGTTTCATATTGCCTTGGTTTACACGTTTATCTAACAACTCAGGTACTTCATTCTCAAGTATAAACTCGTGCATTGAAGCCCAATCACTTGTCCAATAGCGTGTTCTAGCCGACCTATAAAACAATCCTGCAGAAGACCTTACACTATCGACACCTTGCTCCTCACAGTAGTCCAGTAAAGCACGCTTTACCTTATCTAACTGCTCGACTAACTCAGCATCTTTCTCTTTGAACTCTGCTGATAACTCGCTACGCTTATCTTTTATCTTTAGATAAACAGTAGTTAGCTTCTCAGCTGTCAATTTTTCTTCACTCATCTTACGCTCCTTATCAAAGGGACAACCAAAATAGCGTATTATTGTGTACTAGTCAAGGACTTCTTTATATAAGTCAATCATTTTAGTATGAATATCTATTCTATTGTCCAATAGTGTGTAAACACGTCTCTCTACGTACGATCCTTGTAGGTGGACAACAGTACATTTTTGATCCTGACCTGACCTATGCACCCTAGCATTAGCTTGCGCATACGTTTCTAGCGAACTGGTTGGCGACCACCATACAACTGTATTAGCCGCTGTAAGTGTTACACCGTGTGCCGCAGACTGTGGTTGGATAACTAAAACTTTGGGGTCGTCTTGTTCTTGGAAGCGTTTGAATATATCAGTACGTTTGGGTGCAGGTACATCACCATTGATTACTTCTGTGCTTATACCATCTTTGCGTAACTTGTCAGTGAGTAACTGTATGGTGTGCCTAAAAGGTACAAAGATTAGAACTTTCTTACTAGACTCATCAATTACTTCTCTTAACACCTTATAACGTTTTGTTATATCAAACTCTAGTGCATCACCATTATCGGCATATACAGCACCCGACGATATTTGTAGCAACTTGTTCATGTTGACTGCCGCATTAGCCGCAGTGATCTGTTCCCCTGCCGCTTGCATAATCATTTTGTTCTTTAATTCTTTATAGTATTTATTTTGTTGTGGTGTCATATCGACTTCACGTTTGACATATACCATAGGTGGTAAGTCTAGGCACTCTTCTTTGGTGTAACGTATGGCAGGTTGAAGTACCCTGTGAACTGTTTCGGTAGCATCGTCTTTTGGTATCCATTTAAAATTAGTTACCTTGACCATGACTTGATCTCGGAATGACCCAAAGAATCTAGGTACTCTGTCTTTGTTAACTAGCTTGGCTAAACCATACGCATCGGTTGGACTCTGTGCCGCAGGTGTACCTGTCATCATCCAAAGCCATGTATTGCTGTTAATTAATTTAGCTAAAGTTTTCCAACGCTTGGTCTGTACATTTTTATAGTGGGTAGCCTCGTCTACAATAATTAGATCAAAACCACCGTTGGCAATCTCGTCAGCTACTATCTCTAAACCATCGTAGTTTATTATTACGTACTCAGCACCGTTATTTATTATCTCTTTACGCTTCTTTGCCGCCCCATATGCTACGTCAACTGTTCGGTGCATAGCAAAGTTAAACAGGTCGTTACGCCATGCTGATTCCATAATAGATAGAGGGCATATAACTAACACTCTATTTACCTTACCTTGATTTAATAAGTAGTCTGATGCCCATATAGCACTAGCGGTCTTGCCTGTACCTTGTTCGTTAAAACAAAAAGACTTCTTATTTAAGGTAAAAAAACTTGCTGTATTCTTTTGATGTTCGTAAGGTTCATACCTACCTGTCCATTCATACCTACCCTCAATAGGTGAGGGGGCATTTATACCCATATTGCGTAATACTTGCACTTCATCTACTCCCCAATTAACTAAAACTTCATGTTCTGATAACGTCTTACTCTTTGGTATACAACTCGTGACCCGCCCGGGAGTACGTAAATTAAGTAACAACGCCTTGTTATCTACAATCTTCAATTATTATTCTCCGTCAGTGAACCTCGTAAAACGATGTCCGTTTACGATAACTTGTTACCACATACATACTTACATTTTTGGGCGCCCAAAAAATAGCGCAACTTTTGTATAACCTAAATAACCGTGGAACCCAGTAATAGCCTCGCTTTGTCTACAGATGAGGCTAGGTCTGCTATGGAGCAGCTTGCAATCTAATAAACAAACTCTCTAGACTGACTCGATTTTTGTGGTTATAAGCACCGCAAAGGAGGAGGAACGAACCACGTTGTTTTATGACGCATCAAGCTAAGCGTCTAACACACCAAGCAAAATTACTTCTTAGGCTTATGCCCATTCCTAGCACGATTTTTACTAGGGCTTTCTAATTTGTATCCATCCTTGTTACTGCCACCATTCTTTAACATTTTATTGTGGCTTATATCTTTTCCTTTACGTGCGGCTTTGCCATTCTTTTTATCAAACGCACGCCTAGCACGTTGGCGTTCCATTCTTCTTTCAAAGGTTTCACTGCCAACAGGAGCATTAACTTGTTTTTTACGTTTCTTTCTCATTAGTGTCTACCATTATGCACGCATTCTGTAACAATGCAATGTCGTTTACATAACCCACTTTGGTGAGCATTCCATACGTCTTTTTTCCATGCCTGTTCCATGCGATTGTAATCAGCTAACCACTTCTCCCACATCTTACCAGCGGACTCCTTGCCATACGTTTCACGTATTAACTCGTTACATACTACAAATAAAAGACCGCCACGTACAGTCTCAATGTCAGGAAAATGTTTGAATACACACAGCGCCATGAGTTCTAACTGTCCCTTGTCAGCATAACGTGTGTTCTTGCTTGTCTTATAATCAATAACCCAAGCAGTCTTGCTTTCTTCATCAAGTATAACTAGGTCAGCTATACCTCTATACCAACAGTCTTCGTCCCAGAACCCACATGGTTCAAGGTCAGCCGTTAACCCCATCTCGTATTCGCAGAGTTTGTTCCCCTGTTTCATGTTCAATGAATCTAGTGGGGCTTTTATGTATTCGTACTCAGGGGGTAACGGCTTTCCATCTCGAATGTACTCCTCTGCCGCTTCGTGCACAGCAGTACCATAAAGCATAGCCTCAGTCTCAGGCTCTTTATAATCCTTTGCTACCTTTAGATGATAAAACTTCTTGGGGCATTGTTCAAAGGATTTTATTTTACTGAATGACCAAGGCGTAATACTCATTACATGCTACCCACTGCCCAGATT